GGACGTTCCAGCGTGCCCAGGGCACGGTCATGGAAGTGGGCCTTGCTTCGACGCATGCGGTTGCGGTGATGGACAACTCGGTGTTCTGGCTCGGCAATGACGGCATTGTCTACCGCGCCCAGGGTTACACGCCGCAGCGCATTTCCACCCATGCCATTGAGCAGGCCATCGCCCGCTGCAACCTAGCGCAGGCGTTCGCCTTTACCTTCGAAGATCGCGGGCACAAGGTCTTTTACCTGACCTTTCCGGACGGTCAGACGTGGGGATATGACGCCGCCTCGGGCGACTGGCACCGACGCTCCTCCTATGGGCTGGATCGCTGGCGCATCAACACGCTGACCTATTGGAATGGCTCGTGGATCGCGGGCGATTACACGACGAACAAGCTCTACAAGCTGGACTGGAATGTCCAGCAGGAAGATGGCCAGCCCATGGAGCGCCGTCGCCTGACGGGCGTGCAGCACGACGGGCACAACGCACTGATCTTGAACGGCGTGGCGCTTGAGGTTGATACCGGCCTGCCCGGTGATATGGCCGACGCCGATGCATCCATCGACGTGCGCTATTCCAAGGACGGCGGCCGTAACTGGTCTGCGTGGCGCAAGTTGCCCATGGGCACTACAGGCGACTTCCTCAAGCGCCTGGAGCTGCGTCGTCTCGGCATGGGCCGTCAATGGATGTTCGACATTCGCGTTACCGATCCTGTGCGTGCGGATCTGATCGCCGCCGCTGCCCTCCCTGAAGCGACCCAAAGCTGATGACCTTCCTTGTCGTTGATGATTTTTCCCCGGATATCGACCGGGTGCGCCAGTCCGCGCTCGCTGCGGGGTTTGGCACCTGGCGACCCAACAAAGGGGAGGTCGGAAGCTCGATCTATGAGGGCATGAGCTTCTGGGGAGATCACGCTCCCATGGTGGCCTCACTCATGCGGGCTATCGGTGGCGTTGCGGTGCCGAACAGCTTGTTTTTCCGGGTGACGAACATCGGCATGGAAAAGGCCTATATCCATTCCGACCGGGAATCGGGATCGCATACGTGCGTCGTGTATTTTAGCGATCACGAGGAAGAAAGCGGCACGGCCTTTTTCAAGCACAAGCGCACGGGCCTAACGGAGATGCCCGGCTTCCTGCAAATGCAGGAGATGGGCATCCTGGATGAGTTGAAAGACGACATGGTTTCGCGCGATCCGAGCAAATGGACGCAGCTTGACTATGTTCGGGGACGGAAGAACCGGGCGCTCATCTTCCCCGCCCCACTGTTTCATTCCCGGTTTCCCCTCGAAGGCATTGGCTCAGACGCGGACAACGGCCGCATGGTCTGGGTGTGCCACTTCCACAAGCTCAGCCCCTCGGGCGAGTTCGTTTAGGAGACGCGGCAATGGCAGAGATTTGGGGCGCCGCCATCGGCGCGGCAGCCGTCATCGGAAGCGGCGTCATGCAGAGCAACGCAGCGAACAAGGCGGCTAATGCGCAGAAAAATGCAGCGCAGGCCGCCATCCAGCAAACCGAGCAGAACTACCAGCGCACGGCGGCCAACCTCAACCCGTACATTGACGCCGGCAGTAGCGCGCTGGCGCAGATGCAGAAGCTCAACAGCGGTGACTACTCGAGCTTCAAGGCCTCGCCCGACTATCAGTTCACGCTTGACCAGGAGTTGCAGGGGCTGGATCGTAGCGCGGCGGCTCGCGGCTCGCTGTACTCGGGCGGCCATAGTGCTGACGTTCTGAACTACGCGCAGGGCTTGGCCTCGCAGAACTACAACGGCTACTACAACAAGCTGGCGGGTCTGGCGCAAACCGGCTATGGCGCGTCGTCCAACTTGGGCAGCGTCGGAACGGGCAACGCAGCGGCCATCGGCGGGTATCTGACCAACGCTGGCAATGCGCAGGCTAATGGCTATATCGACAACGCGAACGTTTGGGGGAATACGGCAGGACAGTTGGCCGGGCTCGCTGGTCAGTATTTCGGCAGCCAAGGGCCAACGACCGGCACGTCCTACTCGCTAGGCGGCCAAGGCGCAGCGCCCTATCAGGGCTACAACACCGGAACGCTCTCGGGCGGCACGTTCAACTTTGCCAAGGCGGTCTAACGCATGTCTCAGCTCATGTTCCCAAACATCGTGGGGCAGTACGACCAGGGCTTCGACCGCGGACGTCAGCAGCTTGCCACGCGCCTTGCGGGGCAGGCCTTCACCGCCCAGCCCGACCAGCAACAGGCGGCATTAGGACAGCTTGCCAGCGTCGATCCCGGTACGGCCATGCAGATGCAGGGTCAGCTTGCGCAGCAGGCCAAGGCGCAGCAGGTCGATCACAACGCGAAGCTCAACGGCGCCGCGCGCTTCATGCTGGACGCGGTCAACTCCAAGGACCCTGCGCGCATTCAGGGGGCTTGGTCTGCCGTGTCGCCTTACCTGTCACAGCTGACGGGCAAGCAGGCTCCGCCGCAGTGGGATGATGCGATGCTGCCGGCGGTGTATCAGACCATCGCCAACACAGGGGGCATGCCGGAGCAGAAGCCCATCCAGCTTTCCAGTGGCGCGCAACTGGTGGATCAGACCGGCAAGGTGCTGGCTGACAACCCTGCCGAGCAGAAGGATTCGGGCGAAATTGCCACGATCAAGGCGCTGCAATCCGACCCAAGTCTCATGTCCACCTATCGCCAGATGCATCCGGTGTCGAGCGCAGGTGGCATGGGGCGAGCGCCTTCCGGATACCGATTCACGCAGGACGGGGGCCTAGAGGCGATTCCTGGAGGCCCGGCGGACCAAGGCGACCATAGTGCCTACGCATTGACCCCTAGCGCGGTGGAGAACGCTGCTTGGAATGTAATTCTCACGGGACACGCGCCGGCCATCGGCCGAGGCAAGGAAGGCATCGCTCAACGCACGGCTATCTACAACCGCATGGCTGAGATCGCGAAAGATGCGGGGGTGTCGCCGGCTGAACTCGCCACCACAGCGGGTCGCAACAAGGCGCTCCAAACGTCCCTTGCCAACCTCCAGAAGCAGACGGACATGATGCAGAAGTCCGAAAAGGGCTTCCAGAACAACATGCAGTTGGCGCTTGAGCTGTCCAACAAGGTTGATCGCACCGGGGCCCCGCTTCTCAACAAGTGGCTGCTTGGCGGCCGCGCCGCATTGGGCGATCCCGATGTGGCAGCGCTGGATGCCGCCATCACTACGGCGGCTACCGACTATGCCCGCATCATGTCCGGCCAGACGGGCGCAGGCGGCACGCCCATTAGTACAGCCGAAGAGGCCCGGAATCTCATTCGTAAAGAGCTGTCGCACAAGCAATTTAGCGCCGTTGCTGACGTTCTCTACCGCGACATTCAGGGACAGCACAATGCGGTGGATTCGCAGCGGCAGACCATCCTAGGCGCTATGCAGCAGTTTGGGCAGGGCCAGCCTTCGCCCTATGGAAGTGAGGCAACTGCGCATCCGCAGGGAGATCAGCCCGCACCAGCGTCGGTTCAGCCAAACGGGAAGTCCGGGCATCCGCAAGCCGGCGTCCAAGACTTCTCCCACCTCTGGGGCAACTGACCATGCCGAAGCCGTGGAAGGACGTTGCCTCTAGCCCGGAGTACCAGGCGCTGCCTGCCGACCAGCAAGCTGCGGCGCGTGAGCAGTATTTCTCCCAGGTTGTCGCGCCGCAGATCAGCGACCCGGCACAGGTGCAAGCGGCCAAGGCGCAGTTCGATGCGCAGTATGGCGGCCAGAACCCGTCGGCGCAGGCGCAAAGCATGCCGACCATGACGGTTACGGCGTCACGCATGGACGATCCGACGGATGGCATGTCCACGCTGGACAAGGCTCGTGCGGGCATGGGCAAGGCGTTCGTGGACGTCGGGCGCGTTGGCTTACGTCAGCTAGGGCAGGCCGCCCTCGATCCTTTTGGCATCCAGCAGGCAGTAAACCCGGGAGCCGCCGCCCAAGCCGAGCAGTTGAGGCAAGAGCAGGCCGACGCGAACCAGCGCGACGCGCCGCTCATGCATACGGGCGCCGGGATGGCTGGCAATATCGCCGGGCAAGTCGCTCTAGCGGCAGCCCCTGTTGGCGATCTTGGCATCGCAGGAAAGGCAGGCGCGCTAGCGCGTTCGGCGCTCTCGGGTGGCATTTACGCCGCAGCTCAGCCGGTAGCGGATGGGGAGTCGCGCCTTGCTAATGTTGTGCAAGGCGCGGCAGCCGGAGCAGTGGGGCATGGCATTGCTTCGGGCATAAGCAGGGCCGCGCAAGCGATCAGGCCAGCGCTATCGGATGCGACGCAAAGGGGCATCCAAGTGCTGCGCGATGCTGGCGTGCCGCTGCACTTCTCCCAGCTGACCGACTCCAAATTCGCCAAGACGCTAGCCTCGGCGGCGAGCTATTTGCCGTTCTCCGGCTCGGGCGCGGCCAAGGATGCGCAACAGGCAGGGTTCAATCGCGCCCTTGCTCGCACCATCGATCAGGACACGACCAAGCTCACGCCGGAGGTCATGCAGAAGGCATCGGATGCCATCAGTAAGCAATACGACGACCTGTTCGCCCGCAACAGCGTCACGATCGAGCCTATGGATGTGAGCCGGCTCGTCGGACTTGCAAAGCAGGCCGCGGCTGACCTGACGCCGGAAAACGCCAAGGTGGTGCAGAACCAAATCGGCAAGTACATCAACGCAGCGGCGGATAATGACGGGTCTATTCCAGGGCGCCTGTATCAGAACATCCGCGCAGAACTGTTGAAGCTCGAAGCACAACAGCCTGCTGGGCACCTTGTCAGCCAAGTTCGCAAGACCATGCAGGACGTGGCGGCCAAGTCCTTTGGTCCGGATGATGCTGCCGCCCTACAGACCCTAAACGGCAAGTACAGCAACCTTCAGATCCTCAAGAAGGCGTTGACTCGCGTGTCGGGGGCTGATGACAACGTCAATCCGGCCCAGCTATGGGCGCTCGTCAATAGCAAGTACGGCGCGACGCCCGAGATGCGCGCATTGGCACAGGCCGGGCAGAACGTGCTGAAAGACCCCATCCCTGATTCAGGGACGGCGGCGCGCAGTTTGGTCTATAGCGCACTGGGCCTGGGCGGCGCGTTGCACCCTGCGGGGATAGGCCAGCTTGCCGGTTTGACCGCGACGGGGGCGACGCTTGGTAGGGCGCTAAATTCCCAGGCCGCGGCGAGGCTACTCCCGGGCGCCGGGTCCAAGCTCCTTGGTGGAGTTGCAAGGCTCACTCGCCCCGCGCCCGTTCTCGTCCCAGCGGTTGCGCGTGCTGAAAAGCAGCGCTGACTTAAGCCTGCTGTTCGGCAGTTGAACTAGCAGCCACCCCGCAATACGCCGATCCACCCACGCGATGCATCGCCCAGCCGCCCAGCGAACCGCTGGGGCGAGGGTGATTGCTATGAGCGTGGGTGCGTTCAATGCCATGTTCTGGAGTCCCCATGACCGCTTTCCGCATCCTAGACCAATCCCCGGTCTTTTTCGACCTGCAAGGCCGGCTGGCGGCCGGTGGCAGTCTCAAATTCTACGCCGCAGGCACGACCACGCCAAAGAATGTCTATGGCGACGAAGGGCTGACAGTCAACAACGGCGCCTCCATCGCGGTTGGCTCCGATGGTCGCGCCGCCGATGATATCTGGGGTGACGGCGATTACCGCGTGCGCCTCTATGCAGTCGATGGGACGCTGGTCTGGGATCGCGACGATGTGCAGATCCCCGGCGGCACGGGCACGTCTATCCCTGCGCTCCAAGCCGGCAAGTTCCTGACCAATGATGGCGCCGTGTTGCAATGGCTGGATCTGATTCAACTGCCGGACCCGACCGGACAAAGCGGGAAGGTCCTCGGATCGGACGGCGCCAACCCTGTATGGCAGGCTCCGCCCTCAGCCCCGACGCTGCCGCCGCTACCCGCCGATGGCGTTACTGCGGCGCTCGGCAAGGTGACGTTCGGTAAACAGTGTATCCAATCGGGCACGGGGACCTTCACGGCGACTGGCGCGCAAAGTGCTAATACGACTGTGACCTTTGGAACGGCCATGGCCTCGTGTGAGGCCGTGCTGATCCAGTTCACGGGCAACAATATGTACTTGCACCCGCGCGTCGATACCAAGAGCGGCACGGGGTTCACGGCGTCCTGTGATTCCAACATTTTCGGCCAGAACATCAATGTAAACCAGCCGTTCGTTTACTTTGCCTTCGGGACGCTGGCGTGACCGCAGTTCTACCGCCGGCCCGCGAGCCGTTCGTCAATCCTGACGGCACCGCGTCGCGTAGCTTCTACAACTACCTACTGCAAAGCTCGCGAGATTCAGGTAGTTCGGGCGATTCTCTGTCTCAGGTGCAGCTTGATATCCAGACCATTGCGCGACGCTTGGGGGCTGAGGACGGACAGGCATCAAGCATCACATCGCCGGTTTTTGGCTTTACCGGCTTCGGCAGCATCTTCGCCAAGCAGGACGGCAATAGCGTCACCCTGGCGCTTGTCAATGATGCCAATAGCCCAGGGAACACCTATTTCTATGGAACTGACACGGGGGGCGTGAAGGGTTGGTTTTCCGTTGCATCGGCGCTTGCGGGATCGGCAAATATCTCGCTAGCAGTGGGGGCCGATGGCGTCACTACGTTCGACCTCACCGACGTAACCGTCACTTCCGGCGGCACGCTCAAGAAGCGCACCTTCGACGCCAAGGGCAGGCTGTCGCAGGAGTCGGCGGCCACGACGGATGATCTGTCCGAGGGTGTGACCAACCTCTATTTCACCTCGGCGCGGGTCCTTGCCACGACTCTGACGGGGCTCAGTACATCCACGGCAACCGCCGTCACGGCGTCCGATAGCGTCCTTGTAGGCATCGGCAAGCTCCAGGCTCAGGCGAGCGCGAACGCAACGGCTATTGCCGGCAAGGAGCCGACCATCGCCGCCGGCACCACGTCGCAATACTGGCGCGGCGACAAGTCCTGGCGCGACTTCGCCACCGATGTACGTGCGGTGGTGCTCACGGGCCTGTCTACCGCGACCAGCGCCGTCATCGCCGCCACCGATACCGTGCTCGGCGCGCTCGGCAAGCTGCAAGCGCAGATCACCGACAACCTGCTGCCGGCCGGCTACATCGACGGCCTGCAAATGCAGTGGGTGAGCGGCACAGCGCTGACCGTGAGCAGCGGCGCGGCCTATATCCAGGGCCTCGGCAAGGTGCTGCGCTTGACATCGGCCATCGCCAAGGCGGGTCTCTCGCTCACCGCATCGACCTGGTATCACGTCTACCTCTACAGCAACGCCGGCACGCCGGATATTGAGATAAGCACCACCGCCCCCGCAGCGGCCTATAACGGCACGGCACGCAGTAAAACGGGCGATACCAGCCGGCGCTACGTGGGCAGTGTTAGGACAGACACCAGCGGAAACATGCTCAAGTTTCTGCATAGCCCGAAAGGCGGCTATGTGCTGTACATGGTTGACATCAATAATTCGCAGCTTCTTATTTTGAGCGGTGGCGCGGCCACGACTGATGCGACAGTTAGCGCCGCAACAGCAGCTCCCGTCACATCCAGATTATTGCGTAGTTTCTCGGAAAATCCCGGAACGTCAGGCAATGCATTTATATCAAGCGCAGATATAGGAACCCCTGCGAATTCAAATATCGCGGCGTTCCTGCGTTTTGCAAAGCAGATGTTTTTGCCAATTGAACTGACCTCTTCGCAGACATTTACCTACCTCGTGAGTGGAACATCGACACTCACCGTGTGGGCAACGGGTTACGACTTCGAGAGGTGATCATGTACGCCATTTCAAAGACACCTTCAGGGCTAACCAGTTTTCGCGCCATAGCAGATGGCGAGGCGCTCGCTGATGGAGAGACTCTTTCCGATGTTCCTCCGGCTCCAACTATGGACGATGCCGCCGCCGCCCTAACGGCCGACGTGCAGGGGTGGCTTGATGCGACTGCGGGCCAAAACGGCTACGACTCGCTGGCCTCCTGCATCTCCTACCGAGGCAGTGCGGTGGCGCAGTGGGATGCCGACGCCAAGGCCGGTGCAGCGTGGCGTGATGCCGTGTGGCAAGCCTGCTTCCAGTGGCAGCAGAACGCGCTAGCCAACCCACCCACCATCTTCCCGACCTCGCAGGAGGTCATCGCACAACTGCCGCAGCCGGAGCAGTTCGGCTGGGTCGTTCATCAACCAGGGGCAAGCGCATGAGCCTAAAGGCATTCGCCATCGACACAGCTAAGGTGGCGCCGCTCGCGCTTGGGCAACTGTTCTGGACACACGCGTCGGACATCACCAAGTTCTGCATGCTGATTTACTCAGCCGGCCTTGCCGTGCAGACATGCTATCGGTTGTGGTCATGGCTGCGTCGAAAGTTAGCCAGGGCGCCTGCATGAACAAGAAGCCTGCCGCTTTCCTTATCGCCGTCGTCCTTGCAGCCGTTACAGCGTTCGGCGGTCACTTCGAAGGTCGCCGCCTCGTCGCCTACCAGGACGTGGCGAACGTTTGGAGCCTGTGCGACGGGCACACCAAAGGCGTCAAGCCGGGTGATACCGCAACGACCGAACAGTGCGACGCGTGGCTGCGCGAGGAAATGGGCGATGCGCTTGCGACCGTGCAGCGGTGTATCCGCACGCCACTCAGCCTAGGCCAGCTCGTGGCGTTCACGGACGCAACATACAACCTCGGCCCAGCCGTCGTCTGCGGATCGACACTCCAGCGCCTAGCCAATGCCGGCGATCTGCCGGGTGCATGCAACCAGCTCCCGCGCTGGAACAAGGCCGGCGGAAAGGTTGTGGCCGGACTGACACAGCGACGGGAGATGGAGCGCCGCATCTGTCTCGGGGAGCCTCTATGACCATCCTGCAAAAGGTATCGCTTGGCATAGCCCTGTTGGTCATGGGATTCCTGTCGGGCTGGCACGAAAAGGGCGTTCACGTCCGAGCCTCACAAGCCAGGGAAGCCGCCCATCAGCTAACGGACATCGCCGACGACGTGAACCAGCAGGCCACGGCCCTACAGAACCGCCTACAGCGAGAGCAGGACGCCAGCGTGGGGCTTCTAGCCCAGCAGCAGGCCGTCCGCGCGGCCAGTGCCGACATTCGCTTGGAGATAACCCATGCTGACCTTTCAACGCCCGCGGCGCCTGGCGTGGAGCCTTCCTGCCCTGACCCTGTTGGCAGTCCTGAGTTTGCTCGGCTGTACCAGCGTGCCGCCCGCCTCGATCCCGCGCCTGCCCGATCCTCCGGCGCCCGCTGAGTGCACGCGCAAGGCGTTCGAAGGCTTCGCCCCGGGCCTGTCTGGCTTGCCGTCAAGCTGGGCTACGCTGAGCCCTGACGAACGCGCCCGCGCGCTGCTTACCAACAAGGCGGACGATGCGGAGCAGTACCAGCAGCTGCGGGCGCGGGCTATTCGCTGCGGCCGCTGACGGCCACTAACGGCATCCACCTACATCACCGGCAACCGCCGAGGATTACGCTGCGGTTGCCCCGTGAGTCAGGACTTATCCGATCCCGTCAGGCGCGGGCGATGACCGGGGCGCTATTCTCAGGCGATGTCCTGCCCGCCCATCTACTGGCGCCAAGCGTTCCACGATGGTCCGCACTACGGCCACATGCGCGATGCCGGCGGGCGCAACTTCGTCGTGATCGGTACGTGCGTCGGTCACCTCGCCGGGTTGTACTCGGTCAGGATAGTGCGCAAGAGCGGGGCGGATCTGCGGGGCTATGCGGGCTCGGTCGAACAGGCCAAGCGGCACGTCGAGCGGTGGATGCGGAGCCATTGGCGGACGGTGGAATGAGAAACGCTGCCCAAAAATTACCCCAGGGGCTCTCGGAAGCGGCGCTATTGCTCAAATTCTGGTGCCGGAAATAGGCAATGTTGGCGTTTTCCCGTGTCGCCCGCTGTGTGTGCGTATCGTCCCGTAGGCCGCGCTACTGAGCCATTCCTGACGGTGGCCTATTTGCAGTCTCGCCCCACTGAAATGCGTATTGCCCTATCATCGTTACGCCAAAATTACACCAACGGCGGCGATGGCGACCTTCCAGAAACGGGGCAAGAAGTGGCGCGTGCAGGTGTACGTCAATGGCGTGCGCGATAGTGCCACGAAAGACACCAAGGCAGCGGCAGCGGCTTGGGCGGTTGAGCGGGAGGCCCAGCTATCGGGCGCCAGGCTACCGGACAAGACCATGGGCGATGCCATCAAGCGCTACCGGGACGAGGTATCGCCGGACAAGGACGGCCACAAGTGGGAGGCGACCCGCCTAGATTCCATGGCCGCCATGCCCATTGCCAAGCGCCCCATGGCTGCCCTCGCGCCCTCAGACATAGCCGACTGGCGAGACGCCCGGCTCAAGTCGGTAACGCCGGCAACGGTGCTGCGGGAGATGAATCTCCTGCGGTCGGTCATCGAGGTCGCGCGCAGGGATTGGGAGTGGATCAAGGGCAATCCGCTCAAGGACGTGCGCAAGCCCAAGGCGCCGCCAAGCCGCAAGCGCAGGGTGACGGACAAGGAGATTGAACGACTCTCGACCGCGCTAGGGCTTCATGATGGCCTATCAGCGGCCACAGCGAAGCAAAGGACTGGTCTTGCCTTCCTGTTCGCCCTAGAGACGGCTTGTAGGGCGGGCGAGATAGTCGGGCTGACGTGGGAGCATGTCCACAAGAAGGACTGCTACATCCACCTGCCTAAGACCAAGAATGGCGAGGCGAGGGACGTTCCGCTGTCCCGCCGCGCGCTCGAAATACTCGATGTACTGCCAAGGAGCACCGCAACGGTGTTCGACCTGCACCCGCCGACGCGTGACGCGCTGTTTCGCAAGGCGAGGCAAGCGGCAGGACTTGGCGACCTTCACTTCCACGATTCGCGTGCAGAGGCCATCTGGCGGCTGTCCAAGAAGCTCGACGTGCTTGAGCTGGCCCGCGTCATTGGGCACAAGGATCTGAAGTCCCTCATGCTGTACTACAACACGTCGGCAAGCGATCTGGCTAAGCGGCTCGGCTAGGACGCTGGCGATCCACCCACGCGTCCACTTCCGACTTCCGCCATACCTTCGTCGTGCCAAGCACCTTGGCCGGGGCAGGGAAGTCAGGTCGGCAGGCGATCTTTTCCAGGAACGTACGGCGCTTGATCCCGCCGATGTAGGCGGCGCAAGCCTCGGCGGACAGCCAGCGGTCACCGGCCACCAGTGCGGCGATGAGCGCCACAGTGTTGTCTTTCGTTTCTTCGTTCTCCGCGGCGCTCACGACCCCTCCGAATCCTTCAGCAGCCCACGCTCGGCTTGGATTGCCTTGGCGCGGGCCAGGATGTAGCCGGCGTCATCGGACTGCCTCACCGCCCGCAACAGGCATTCGTACTTCTCGGTGACTTCAAACAGTCGGTTCGTTATTTCATCGTTCATGGGTTGGCCCTCTTGGTGCTCATGGGGTCGCCTTCTGCTGCTGCTCGATCCATGCACGCATGCGGTCGCCTAGAGCCTTGCTGTCTGCGTCCTGCGTTACCGGCTCAGGCCAGCGGCAAGCCTCCATGAAGCCAGCGCGGTAGGCGTCCTCAATGAGCCTCCACAGCATGGCCTCGCGGCAATCACAAGCGTAGTGGTGCGTTACACATTCGCGACTCACCCCTCAACCTCCCCCGCGCGCATGGCGGTATCCAACTTCTCGATCAGGCATTCGACTGACGCGGGAAGTGGTTGGCCGAACCGACAAAGATGCTCTTGGACATCCCGCTCCCATTCGTCTCGCATCGCCTTCACTCTCTGCAATGACCTCACCGCCGCCGCAATCTCGGCGTGGTGGGCGCGGAGGAAGTTGACGGCTGCGGGGATGAGAAGTGCGTTTGCCTCGGTGGAATGCACTGTGCAAACGTCCCAGTCGTCGCCCATGTGCTCGCGGTTTGTGATGGAAACGTCGCCTCCGCACCGTTCCGGCCACGCGGGCTCTACGCGCCACGGGCTGGGCGTCGCCTTTTCGGCCAGCCGCGCCACTCCCTCCAGCTCTGCGATCAGGTCAGCCATTCGTGGCCTCCTTGATTGCACGCTGCAAGTCAGACACGCGGAAGGCCAGATACAAACGTTCTTCGCCGTGACTGAACCCGACCTCGACATAGCCTGCGCCAGCCTCGGTCACATCGGCCAAGAGCGTGCCGGTGAAGGTCTCGTCGCCGTTTTCGTCGGTGGCAAAGGCCATCAGGCGCGCGGGAAACTGCGTGCTCACAGGGTTATCCATTGTTCTCGCCTCCTAGGTGGGCGGTGATGCGGGCTACCAGCTTTTCGCAGTAGTCCGGAAGCATCTGGCGGCACTCCCGCAGCAGTGCCTCGGCATTTTGAGTCCGCAGCAATTCGTGCTGGTACAGCTCGGCGTTGCCATCGGCCACGTTTTGCAGCCGCGCAATATCCGCCTCCTGGTCGCGCAGGGCTTGGCGGATCGTCTGCCAGTTGAACCATGAGACGGACTTCTCGCGGTCGACGCAGAAATCGACAGCCTCCACCGCCTCTCTCAGCTCAGCGTTCATTGGGCTTGTCCTCGTGGGTGAGTCCCTTCATGCCGCTGTGGCTGATGGCTTGGTAGACCGTGGCACCATCGAGCCGCACCGCGTAGGGCAGGAACACTTCCATTACGTCGGCCATTTCGGCTTCGACAATGGCGAGCTGCGCTTCGATCCAGTCCTTGAGCACACGCCACGCCACATTTGCCGCCTGCTGGCGTGTTTTCAGGCGCTGGGGCACTTTCTTATCGCGAGTCAGGGCGCGCAGCACGCCGTCCGTGTTGGCGGGCAGCCGGAAGAACACCGGGCCGTTGGCGGTGGCGATACGAAAACTCATGGCGCACATCACGCCGTCGTCGCCGTACTCGCAGAGCACCGCCTGGGCGCGCGCCTTCGCCAGCTTCTGCTGAATCTCGCTGGCCGTCTTTTCGGCGCTGATCGTGGTCGTGTAGTTGAGGATCGCCACTTACCCCTCCTTGTCCGGCGTGGGTGAGGCGGGGGTATAGGAGATGTGCCAAACGTCGCCGCACTTTTCTATGCGCCACCCCGCCTTCTCGGCGGAAAGGGCGCGGGTGATGATGGCCTGCGCGATCTTTGTCCAGCGGGCGCGCTCCATGTTGTTGGCGTGCGACCACAGGCCCGGATCATCCATCCACGCCTCGTAACCGATGGCCGCCACCCGTTCCACATCCACCGACTGCGCGGGCTGGGTGAGGTGGGTGTTGAGAGCCGCGATCATGTCGCCAAGCTCCGCGCACGCCTTAACGTCAAGGCACGCTTCGGACCCGCCGTACCAACTGGCGAGGCGATCCCTCACCATCTCAAGCGTCATCGCCATCTTTCGGCTCCTGGTGGTGGGTGGCGTCTTGCTTTTCGCACCACGCGACGAATTGCTTGCCGTCTAATGGATGCGTCCAAACTTCGCCTCCCGGCAATGCAAGGCGCAGCCGAAGTGTTCCGGTGATCGTTGCGGACGGCTGGTCGAGGGTGGACATATCAAGCAGAGCCGGGCCGGCCTTCACGTCCACCACGCGGGCATCCACGCCGTTGTACGTGACCGTCTTTCCGATGCCGGGATGACCCGGCCAGTTGCGCTTAGCCACGGTCCACCCCCTGCGGCGCGGACGTGTCGTCCTGTTGCGTAGGCTGGAACCGGCCGGTGCTATCGACGCTGCCGCTGACGTAATTGGTGCGGCGATCACCCTGCGACGAGGACGGGGCGGCGAGCGACGGCACGGACTCGCGCCGCGTGTAGAGAATCGCGTTGGAGCAGACCGGAACGCTCAGGACGCAATGCTGCTTGGTACGCGCCATCTCGACACGGCCGATGGCGACCATCCTATCCGGCACGCCCACGGGCGCGGCGGGGTGGAGGTAGAGAGGCATCGGGCGGTGAGTTACGCCATAGCGGTCGGTTACGGCAGGTGAATCACCGATCACTTCGGCGTGCCATGCAACCGTGCCTTCAACCTGTTCCTGCACGTCCTTCGGCGCGTTGGTTCGTACCCCATTGAAGCTGACGATGCGCGGGGTCCACCACGCCACAGGCTTGGCCTCCCCCCGCCGTTCCGCAGGCTGGGCGGCTAACGCTCCGTCGCACTCTTTCCAGCGCGGCGCCCACTTACCGCAGGCGTCGCAACTGCTGCGCGAGTACGGCTTACCTTCCTTGAGCAACCGCTGGCGGCAGTTCTCGGGAACCCCCGCAGGCTGGACGGATAGGGCGGCTTCGAGGGCGGCGCGCATCGCTGGAATGAAGTGCGCGTCGTACTGCGCCGAAGGATGTACGCCACGAAGCGTTTCTTTCCATGCCGAAAGCGCCCGTTGCACCATCCCCTCATCCACCCGCGCGGCTTGGCGGAGGGTGGCGGCGTAGGCAGCACCCGCCTGGAATGCTTGCATGTTCGTGATAACACCATCCTGCGATTCCTCCCACTCAAGGTAGGCAGTGATCACTTGCTCGTTCGTTGCGCTCATGCGGCCTCCAAAATCAGGTTGTGGTTGGCCTCGAACACCGCACGCGCAAACCCGGCAGGCGTGGCGCTGCGAAGGTTGGCCCGCTCATCGGATGGCGGCAGTAGGTGCATACGGCTGCCGTCCACGGGGTCCAGTCGGCGCGGCTCGGGCATGACAAAGCCGCCGCCCGTCCAAAGGCACGTTTTCTTGGTGTAGCGATCGTTCTCACCGCCCGGATAGCCGGCGTAATCGCAGGGGTTGAACGTGTAGTCGGGCTTCCGCCAGTAGCTCGCCACGGTGCTGACCGGGTTCTCGATGCCGTAGCCAGCGCCTAGGGCTTCCATGATTTCGGCCGCCCTGGCGAACAGTGCGATGGCATCGGACAAGGCATACAAACCCTTGCCCTTGAACCAGCGGGCACCGGACACGGCAACGTCAGTGCAAGGCGGGAACGCGAAACCGAAATCGAAGCGGCGCATGGGCGGCACGTAGCGATGCACATCCGCGCCTACCCAAACAATGTTGCCTTCGCGGCGCTCGCCCTTCGGGTGCTGAATATCCACGCAGTAGCAGAGATACCCGGCACTGGCCCAAGGCAGCGGCATTGCTGGTGTCTTGTTGAACAGAAACAATGCAGCGCGCTGGCTCATGCCTTCTCTCCGGCAAGGGTGGCGTACTGGGCGAGGGCGGTTCCGACTGGGCACTCGGGCGTGTGCGCATGCCGTGTTTCGCCGTTAGGTCCGACCATGAAACCGGCGCACACAGGGCATTTCCCGTGGCAGTCCCATTGCGCAGCACGCAATGCCTCCACCAGCCCCGCCACGGCAGGGCTACGGAGGGTCAGGGCAATGACCGCTTGCACCGCAGCGTAGGTTGCGCCAGCACGACGCGGCGAACCCATGCGCGCCTCACGGTACGCGTTGTGGAATGCCTTGACGGCTTCCGCCTCAAACTGCTCTCGCATCGCTTCGGTCATGGCGGGCCTCAGAAGTAGGTGCTGCGGTGGCGCAGGGAATCGAACGGAATGTCTTGGTCCGGGTCGGCCACTTCACCGTAGCTGGCGTCACGGGACGGAGCCTGCCGCTGCTGACGCGGCGCGCTGGATTCGGGCTTGGCCTCACCCTTGCCGCCCACCAGCTTCAGGTCAGCAATGCGCAGCGTGAGATACGTCTTGCCCTCATGCTCACGAGTGCCAAGCTCGCCTTGCACAGATACCTGCGCACCCTTGACCAGGTACGGCGTCACGCCTTCCCAGCGCTTGCCCCACGCGGAGCAGTCGAGCCACAGGGTTTGCTTCTTGTCGCCAAAGCCGGAGTCCACGGCCAGCGAGAAGCCGGTGACGGGTTCGCCACTCTGCGTGAAGCGAGTAACCGCGTCCTTGCCGATCCGGCCAACGTCGTTGAAGTTGATGCTCATGCGCTGATAGTCCTGTCGTTGAGTTCGGGAAGGTGCTTGCTGGCGAAGTCGTAGAACCGCGCAGCAAGCGCCATGCAGTCATCGGCCATGCCGGGATAGCGGTACTGCTCAAGCCGGTGGCACTCGCGGATTTCGTAGGTGCGTTCCTGCCCGCGCACAGGCGTCAGCGGGAACACGTTCCAGCGGAAGGTGTCGGCGTCGAACAGATCCAGGTAGTAGCGCCACTGGTAGCCTTCCAAGTACTTGTCGGCGCTGAAGTAGGCGGTGGACTTGTGATCCTCCACGCGCCGTCCCTCGTTGGCGTCCAGCTTCCCGGTGACGGTCAGCGGGCCATAGTCCTTGTAGGCGCGAAGCTCGCGTATGCCGCAGGCGGGAAGCTCAATGTCGCCGGTGAACCGGAAGGTGAAGCCTTGCGACTCCACCTCCGACAGATCCGTACCGGGCGTGACGTGTTCCAGCACATCGTGGAGCGCCGTCCCGGCCAGCATCGCCTCGCTTGGCTCGTCCAGTAGGACGTAGCGACGGAACGCCTCCACGTCCGTTTCCTCGTCCAGTTCCCATCGCCGGAAAGCCTCCAACTCGGACACGCGGGCGAGCATTACGCGGCCCTCGCGACGAACGCCTTGGCCTTCTTATCGAACGCGAAGCCCTTGTTCTCGGCCACGGCCAGGAGCAGCGCCTTGTCCTTGTTCGGGGCGTGTTCCATCTGCGCAATCTTCCCGTTGAAGTCGTCCACCGACTCCAACTGGTCGAGCAGGGACCGCAACTCGCTGACCCGCTTCTGTTCCTCGCGGGCAGCCTCGCTCATGTTGTTGAGCGCGTCCTTGGTCTGCTGGATCACGCCAGCCATGAAGTCGGGCGCAACGTCCGTGTGCGGGATTTCCAGCGGCGGAAGCTGCGCCGGGTTCTTGCCGAACGCGGTTTCGGTCGGATCGAAGATCAGCACGCGCTTGCCACCCCGAATGGCGATGCGACCCATAGCATCCACGGACTTGTAAATCTCGTCCTTGCTGCCGCCCTGCACGTCGAGGCGTTCGATGGTCTCGTCGCCGTTGATCTTCTCGGAGCTGTGGGCGATCAGAATCACATCCTTGCCGGCCTGATTGAGCAGCTTCATCCAGCCGACAAACTCAGCCTTGAGCCGCCCCCAGCCCTGTTGGCTCAGCACGCCACCACGGCCCAGCTTCGCGTCGCGGTGGATGATGTCCACGGCCAGCGCGTCGAGCGCCCGGCCAGCGGTGTCCACGATCACGGTGTCGAACGGATTGAGGTCGGACGGGTCCAGGTCAGCCACATCGCGCCAGCCATGCGCCTGCACGGTGTCCTTGCGGTTGGTCGCCCGGTGTGCGCCGTTGTCGAAGTCGATCAGAAGCGGCTTGCTCGCGGTGTAGGCGAGAGTGGTCTTACCCACGCCAGGAGGTGCGTAGATCGCCATGGTGATGCGGGAAACGGTGATCGGTTCGGAGGCGGGGAGGATTCGGAGTGCCATCGTTGGTGTCCTCGGGTTAGCCGTAGTCGGCGGTGTCTGCTTCGTCATCCAGCGGGTATTGCTCGCTGGCGTACTTCTCGGACTCGGTTGTCGGGTCCATCGGTAGCCTTGCCGGGTTACAGCCCGCCCGGCTCGGTGTGTGGGATAGGGGTTAGGCGTCCAGCCGCTCGGACCACGGGTTCTGCCCGTTGCGCGAAGCAACGCCATCAAGAGCGGCGGCGCGGATTTGCTCGACGGTTTCGCCATCGACAACAAACGAGTCGTGCGATCCGTCAGCGTGTTCAAAGTGAATGCGGTAGGTCATGTCGGAGTCCTTGCCGGATAGCGCCGGCACGCATGGGAATAGGGGTCCGTTGCTGCTGCCACTTCCCGGGCGGCTCACCAGGAGTACGCCAGCAGCTCGCGGGGGTTGTTAGCCGTCGCCGTAGCCGTCGCCGTCGCCGTAGCCGTCGCCGTCGCCGTAGCCGTAGCCGTCGCCGTAGCCGTCGCCGTAGCCGTCGCCGTAGCCGTAGCCGTCGCCGTAGCCGTAGCCGTCGCCGTAGCCGTAGCCGTCGCCGTAGCCGTAGCCGTAGCCGTTCGCTGCCTTCTGAATCCAGAACTCCTGCGGGAAGTCGGCGGGATCGGTGGCGATCAGGCCCTTGTGTCGCGTGACAAAAGCCTTGACGCCATCAATGCATGCGCCGGCATCCAGCACGTCGGCGACCGTCACCAGTGTCCGGTAGACCGGCGCGTCCATTACGCGCTCTCCCACTTCTCCGCAGCGGCCGGCGTGACCTCGAAAACTGCCGTGACCTTGCGAATGTCCATGTCAGCGCGCGCCGAAATCTTGCTGCGCGAGGTCGGTCCGGTTTCGGCCAACTCGACAACACCCCGAGTCGTGCCGAAGGCGATAGCCATGCGTGCGCGTTCCAGCTTGATCGTGTTGCCGCTGGTGTCGCCTGCGTAGCCGAAGAATACGCCGCGATGCTCGGTGCAGACGATCACGGGACGGTTGGTGTTCTTGCGAGTAGTCATGCTCCTGTTCCTTTTGCTGGGTTGAAATTCAGTGCTGCGGCCTGTGCCAGTTGGGTACGTCGCGTGCCTGCTCAGCCGTGAGCGGCGGACACACGCCAAGCTCAGGACCGGAAAGAATCGACTGCGCCGCGCGATGTGTACGTTGTCCAGCGGATCGACGGGAGCGGAGAGGCGCGGCCAGCGGTTGACGCCGTAGGGCTTGCGGGTGGCGGGGGTGGGGTTCATGCGGCTAATTCCTCCCATGCGCGTGCAACCACTGCTGGAACCTGGCCGTTTCCAAGGGCCGCAAGTCGGTCCATCCGATGGGCCAGCCCATCATCCACTCCCATTCCTCGGGATGGATTCGCGCCTGTGCGTCGGTCGTACTTCTGAGCCAGTTCCCCGCTCCACCAAGTTCCTGCCAGGTTCCGCCCCAATGGCTTCCGCCCGCGTTTGGCGTCGGAAACATTCGGCGAACGCCTGGGTGCTTCATCATGGACGGAGCCATTTGGTTGGCTGTTCGCGTTGGCGTTGCAACGAAACCAGACCCTTTCCCTGATGTGGTTCGCGCCTTCGTCGGCAGCTGATAACACGCCGTTCGATCCCACGTAGCCCATCGCGGCCAGGTCAGCGGTGACGGTGCTTGCATACCTTCCAAGCAACCCTGTGACGTTTTCCAGGAGGAGGTATCTGGGTCGAACAATCCGAATAACGTCCCGCGTTGCAGGCCACATGTTCTTTGGGTCCCGTTCGCCGAGACCGATACCAGCGCTAGAGAACGGCTGGCAGGGAAAGCCTGCTGTAACCACGTCCGCAACGCCTCGGTACTGCTCGGCTGCACCGGACTGAACGAACTCACGCACGTCAGTGAAGATCGGGGCGACGGGCAGGTATCCGTCTGCAATTCGGGCAGCGATAACGCGCTGGCAGTATTCGTTCCACTCGACATAGCCAACTGGCCTCCATCCGAGAAGGTGCGTACCCAGGAGGCCGCCACCGGCTCCGGTGAAAAGGGAGAGTTCGTTCACGCCAGGTCTCCCGAAGTAGAACCACCGACTGCCACAGCCTCCCCATCGGGGGAGAGTTCAGGGTTGGCCGTAGCAGCCAGCGGAAGGGTGTCGAGCCGCGCGAACGTTTCGTCGATGTACTTCGACATGGCGCGCAGCTCGTTCAGGTAGGGGTCGCAGAGAAGGTCCGTCACAGCGGAATCCTCTCGTCACGGCTCCCCAGCACACCGGCAAACTCGTCGCGGGCATACTGGTCGGCCATGCTTTCCAGTTCGGCGGCAACCTTCCGACTCAGCACATCACCAAGCCGCGCGGTGTCGCCGGACAGGTACAGGCCGAACAGCTCGTTGGCTGCGGCATCGCTGCTGCGAACCTCGTCCAACGCGGTATAGAACTTGTCGTAGTGACGGTCCTCGTCGCGCCTCCAGTGGGCCAGGACTCCCCTCGCACGGGCGGCAATCTGCTTAGCGTCCGGCTCGAAATCGTCCGGCGACATTCCGGCGCGGCCGAAGTAGGGTGAGGCGATGGCGTTCATGGCGTACTCCAATAGACAAGCCACGCAACACACGCGGCAGTAAGGATCACGATGGAAGGGACCGACCCAGCCCACGCCCACACTTGCGACTCGCCGTCCTCGCCCGGAGTCGGCACCGCGCAGAAGTTCACCGGCTCGGGCGGCACGCCCTGCTCGGAGCGAAGCCGCGCGACCTGGCCCTCGTAGTGCATGCGTTGCACGCGCTGGTAGGCGCGCACGCTCGGGTGCTGGGCGACAAGGTGCAGGGTGCGGCGCTGGCGGACGGTGGCGGTCATGGCTTGGACTCCACGAACTCTCCGTCCGCGTCCAGCGAGTACCATGTGTCCGCTTTCACGTCTTTGCCCGCGATCCCAGCGCGAATGTGGATCAGCCTGTAATACTCGTCGCGGTAGCACAGGACAATGGCGCTGCCCTTGCACGCCATGGCCTTCGACTGGTAGCCGGTGGCGATGGCTACGGAGTCCTTACCTTCGACGGTCGCGGCGCTCTGGTAGCCCGTGTTGGTCGCGGCGCTCTGGACGCCCTTGTTGGTCGCGGCGCTCCAGTTGCCCGTGTTGGTCGCGGCGCTCTGGTCGCCCTTGTTGGTCGCGGCGCTCCGGACGCCCGTGTTGGTCGCGGCGCTCTGGACGCCCTTGTTGGTCGCGGCGCTCCAGTTGCCCGTGTTGGTCGCGGCGCTCTGGTCGCCCTTGTTGGTCGCGGCGCTCTGGTCGCCCGTGTTGGTCGCGGCGCTCCGGA